TTGACCAGCATCTTGTAGAACACATCAGGCTCATCTCGCCCCACCTTGGATGCCTCGACCAAACCGCCCACCACTGGGATATACTCATGGTTAATGTGTTTATTTATCTTTGAACCTTCTTTGTGGTGCGTCTTATAATTTGCATAATAATCATCATGCGCGACAACATACTCCTCTGGCAGTTTGTCCACTGCGTCCCTGCGTTCAACAAACCACTCAACAATACGCTCATGCCCCTTAATATTTGGGGCGATTGTAATACCCGCTTTCTTATCCATCTTTCATGCCCTTCAACAAATGACAGATGACATCCACTGTCCAACCGTTTCCTAACATTTTGTAGCGTTGCGTGTTGCTCACATGCGCTGTGTAGCCATCAGGAACTGTCTGCAATCTTTCGCATTCAGTAACTGTTAGCTTACGCCACATCAGCCGCATATCATCGCTGTACGCATCCTCGTAACGGCCTTCCGGCAATGGTGACAACAACGTGTCCTTTTCCACTGTAGATAGGCAACGTGACTTGTCCACCTGATGCACTTCTAAGCACTGCGTGATCGGAACGTCCTTGTCGTTATCTTTACGGACACCATCTTTTATACGGCGACCAACAATAGACGCTGGATAAAGAACAAAATTATTATTTTGCCACGATGAACCAGTCATTGACGGAACCTTACCGTTATGCGCTCTTACACCGCCTTTATTAGCCCCACGCGGCAATTGCAAAATCTTTGGCTCTAGGTTCCCACCACTAGCCGCGCACAAACTTGGTGCCTTGCCATCAGGATGGTACACCCTACGGTTGTAACCATGACCCTTTAAATCAGCCTCGCCAGCCAAGATCAATCCAGAATTGTTCGTGTTTTCATCTAAATCAAAAACCAACTGGCGACGATGCTTTTCAAAATATGACTTTAAATTACCGCCCTTAAAATAATTCGCGTCAATGCAATGTGACTTCTCGCGGTCAACGAATCCATTCTCCAAAATATCTTTCAGAACAATTCTTCGGTTTTCTGGCAACGACCTGACAGGAATATTTGTCCAGTACAGCCGATCCCTATTCTGTGCAGATACCAGATTGCTGTTAATCCGAACTGGCTTGACCCCAAGATGCTCAGAGATGATATCTTGAAACTCCCGCTTCATGTTTACGTTTTCCAGTAGGAACCACTTTGGCTTTGACTCCTTTAATACCCGAACAAATTCAAAAAACAATTTGCTTCGCGGGTCATCAAAGTTAAGCCGTTTGCCAGCCCACGAAAAACCTTGGCACGGACTGCCCCCGATCAATAGATCAATTGGCGCACCATCAAACAACTCAGGCCAGATTACATCACGAACATCACCGACATGCACTGTATCTGGATAATTAGCCTTTGCCACCTTCATGGCATACTTGTCCACCTCTGATGCCCAATAGTTAGAAACGGCAAAGCCGCACCGCTCAAGAGCGATGCGACCGCAAGACATACCATCAAACAAACTTATGACATTCATTTGTTGTCGTCCCCGATAAATAGAAAACCTGCATCATTGCCTTCTGGGTCACAACTAACCTCTATTGTTAGCAAACCATGAATAGGGTGATTTACTTTAAATGTTGGAAAGCCGTCTTTACTCATTTCAAAGTGAGTAATTTTTCCACCACGCAACTGACCGTAATATTTTTCCATATAATTAGAAGTTTGGCTCATAGACAACTCCTTCCATAAACTTGGTGTTGAGAATTTTGAACCGTTCCTTCAAATGTGAAGTGTCGCGGCCTTCCCACTCAGCATCATTAATCTCTGATGCCAACCTCATCATTTGATCCTGTACGGAAATCAGGCGATCATCCTGTTGACTAACATCATCTAACATTACCCGCGCTCCTCTACATCAAAGTTAAACAGAGAATTTACAGAGTTAGCCCTGTCAATCAGCTTGTGCATATCACCGACCCACACATACTCAGAACCTTCAAACTGCATTGTTTCACCAACGCTAGACGCGATTTCCTTCAAGTCTTTTACAGCTTGGATCATGTCTGGTGATAAGTGACCAATCATTTTGTCACGCGCTTTTGAAGCCTTTTCGCGCTCTTTTCTGTGATGCTCGATTAGCTCTTCGTGCGTCATTTCTTTTGTATCTTTAGACATTTTTACCTCGTTTGTTGTTAAGCATTTATTCGTATATAGCAACTATTGCTATGTTAGTCAACATCTGTTGACTTAAAAATATGAGTTTCTTTTTTGTCCACTGTTCCGTGCTTGTCCCAATCGGTAATAACGCTATCGCCAAAGGCATCGTCTGGCAGATCTTTTGTCGCCTTTATCCACGCCTCTCTGTTGCGTTGCCTGTCCTTTCTATCGTGATATTCCAGACTTACCGTGACTCGATTATCAATGTGAACAAACTTGCTGCCCATGCTTTTTTTTCTCCACTGCACATGCTAATTTAATACTATAATTATCGTAAATGATAGGGCGTGATAGTCGCCTTGTAAATAAAAAATTAGGGCAAACCATGAAAAGAAAAGAGATACTTGACACAGCCAAGAGCTATGTCACGAAAGACCGGGCGTCGCAGCACGGGGATATGGAGAACAATTTTAAGACTATTGCCATGTACTGGTCAGTACATCTTGACACCCCAGTCACTGCGGCTGACGTTGCTGTTATGATGGCATTACTTAAAATTGCTCGTATTCGGTCAAACGAAAGCCACGCCGACAACTGGATTGACGGCTGTGGCTATCTTGCTTGTGGTGGTGAGCTTACAACTGATTAGCGTTTATGTGCGAAGCACTGCCATGTGGCTCCATGATCACTGCTATGCCAGGCCTGCTGCGACCCACAATACGAACAAGTGTGCGTAATATGTCGAGCCTTCGGCTGCGAGTCTTGTTTCTTCGACAGCTCATCCAGTATTTTTTTCTTGAATGGAGTCGCGTATTCCCCGAACAAATCCCCGATGTCAGACATTATCCCGACCTGTTACTGGCTCATACTCGCCCCGTGACATAAGACCCCGAACATCGCCCAGCCAAATCTTACCGCCTGTTGCCGTCAACTGGAACTTGTCAATACGACCAGAGCGATGCAAATCCCGAACATAGTTTTCCAACACAGACTTACTCAATCCCTGCAATGCTTCTGGGGCGTCTGCGTCTTCTACACGCTTTGACACAGCGTTGTTGCCGCTCATATGCGTCAGCGCAATACCGCTATCTTCGCACTGAACAATCCATTCATACATTGCGTCCAGCTTAATCTCACGAGCAGACCCTGAATCCAGCGCTTGGATTTGTTCGGTTTTATCAACAAGCAGCCCAGTCATAGGATCGCGTACAAAATGCCGAACATTTCTACTGGCAGGGCCGTTAGACTTTACAACAGCGCCGTCAAAACATGTGTTCCGCTGATACGGAACCCCGAGCCGATCACACGTTTTTTGACCACGAGCAGAGTCAACTTGCCATAATGCAAAGGCAGACCGAACACCATCTACAAGCGCACTTGTACCCCGAATGAGATTACGGGCTTGCTCTGGTGTTTTGATTACTGCGTCATCTTTAACTTTGGTCATGTGGTGACACATTAACACCGATGCCCCTGTTTCTGTGGCAATCTGAGCCAGCAGACCAGTAAGCGCAGCACCAGCCGCTGGATCAGCGTTTACGTCTGCATGTACGAAAGACGCCAACGGATCAAACACAATTAATTTCAGATCGCTCATCTGTAAGATTTGTTCGTAAATTTTTTCAAACTCTTGGCTTGTGTTAAATTCACCGTTTGATTCTGACAAGATGGGAAACACACCCCCGACATTTGGTAACGGCACAATCTTTAAGTCATATGCGTAATCCATACGCTCCATCATAGGATCAAGTCTGTCAATTCTGCGGTGCATTTCGGATTCGTCATCTTCTGCGGTAAATATAACCACGTTACCGAACTCACGAACCAGTCCTCCAAAAGTGTTAGTCATAGGCTTACCCGATGCAATCTTCATCCCCATATCCAGAGTCATCATGCCCTTACCAGCGTCACCTGCGGCAGAGAAGATGATCGGCACACCCAACGGAAATGTACCATCAATCAGGAACTTCTGAATTGGTGCGTCACCACTAAACCGTGCAGCAGAGAATGTATCGTCAAGCAAATTAATGGCGACCTTAGTAGGTTTTGCTTTCGTGCTTACGAACTCTTCAATGTCAAACCCTTCAGAGATTGCGTCAGAGGCATCCCAACCATCGGGCTTGCCCATTGGAGGCGTCAGCATTGTCACAGACCTTACGCCTGCGGCTAACGCCAAATCCTGAATAAGATCAGCCAGCTTCTTGCCTGCTACGTCATTGTCAGGCCATAAGATTAACTCTTTGCCTTGCAACGGGGAGAAATCATATTGTGTGGCGGTTCGCTTTGTCAGCGCACCCGCACCACCAATTGTACATGTTGCGCTATAACCAGATGCGTTTAAAGCATCAGCGCACTTCTCACCCTCGACCCAAATTACACGGCGTGATGCCAACACATTTGGGATATTGTACAGAGGCCGCACATCAGGAAACTTGGAATATGGTGAACCGTCAATGAATGGCCTGAACTCTTTTTTAGGCTTGCCATTAGTATTTAGAACTGGATTGCCATCCACATCCTTTACATTGTAGCGGCGCACTGATACCAGCACTTCACCATCTGCATTGGTGTATACATATTCAGCGTCATATGGTGAATTTGCATTGAACTGTTGCTTAAACGGATTTTCAACCGAGCCGTTATCCCGAACAACTTGCGTTGCTGTATGATCTAGATATGTACTAAACATATCTTTGATCTCGCCGAGCTTCATGCCACGCGCTTCCATCAGGATCTTTACGATACCCCCAATCCCGACACCGCCATTAAAATCCTGCCCCTTCATAAAATGTGGGGAATGCGGATCAATGTTTATTTTTAACGATTGCCCAGGATCACCTAATAAAGACCCAAGATAGAATGTATTGCCATGAACCCGACCAGCAGGAAACGTATCGCGTAAGATACGAATTTGTTCGCTTTTCGGAACTCGGCGAGAAATATCTTCTACTAAATTATTTGATGAAATACTAGATGTAGTATTGCCAAACCTAACCACACTCATTATATTGTACCTCGTTAAGCATTGTTTTACCTCATGGGAGGCAGGTCATTTCCGAACACCTGTCTCCCATTTTTTTATTCAGACCAGCAAGTATCTCTAAAGTCGCAGAACTTACAACCAAAATAGTCACTGTTTTGCGCTACACGCGGCAACATCTCATTTGCACGGGTAGCTTTAATAATGTTTACAGCCTTGTCACTAGTAGACTGTGCAAGCTCCGCATTAAACGGCATAAGCTCTATATAGATCTCACTTGTGTTTTTGTTCATAACTGTAAAGCAGCACGGGTGTTCTGATAAATCCATGTATGCCTGATATAAAGCAACCTGCGCTGCGTATACAGGGTTAGCAATAGCCACGCCTTTACGAACAAATTCGTTAAATTTCTTGTCCGATGCTGATTTGCACTCCCACAGCATAGGGTATCCAATCGGCAACGGTCCTCCAACTATAACGCCGTCGATGTGTCCACGAACTTCGCCGTCAGCCGTATCAAACCCAAATTGTTCGCCTTTCAGCTCAGTACGCAAATCAAACCCAGCGTCACGAAACATGATGATCATTAAATCTTCAACACTGTGACCAAGAGCAAATGTTCGTAATGTTTTTGCTGGAAAGCCCCGACCTTCATCAACTTCTTGATTCATATATCTGTACTGAAGTTTACGAGCGCAAGGATCACCCAAAGAAGATGCGCCAAGATATTTCCGGCGAGGAGATTTAAACTCCTTATCCTTTATACCTCGATCAAGCTCTTGAATAATATTTGCCGCATCTTCAGAACGGTATGTCCGCTTCGCTTTCAATGCAGAATCTGCCGCCTCCATGTCGGAGGTAAACTTCTGTAAGGTACTCATTAGAGTAGACATCTTCCAGCCCTTCTATTGCTTGAATCACCACAGCGATTGCTACGATTTCATCTTCAGATAAATCGCAAAGCCGCTTGTCCCAACCGATGTTAGTAAACAGCTTTCCAATTGTTTTTAGTGGAGAGTGATGGTGCCTTCTGCGGTTGCTATCCCCCATGTTTCTTCGTCCCCTTCTATACGGCTAAAGCCTATGATGTACATAATACTATCGCCAAAATATATTTCTGCTTCACCGTCCACAAGCATATTGTCATAACGCTCTATATAATCAGTAATGGCATCCATAACGCAATCATGCACTTCCTGACCATCATTTGGATCTTTCACTTGCACAAAACAAGATATGTCAATTTCAGTATCATCAATGAGATTTAGCTTCACTTGCAAGTTGCCTCTGTTCATCATTTATGGCTTTCTGAGCTACGTCATTGACATATGTGTCAATAAATCTTTTATTCCAAATATAATTCAGCATACACGCCGCTTTATATTTAGTCCACGAGAAGTCAAAAGCGCCTACATGCACTCCGTGCTTGTTCAACTGGACACGTTGCTTTTCGCTGACACGATCATTAAGCCAGCGCTTACTTTTCTTAGCGCTGTCGCTATTTTCATTTACTCTCATAAAATCATCAGCCGCTGCCATAACTTGCCTTGTGCTTCCGATGCTAATAACTCTAACTCTACCGTCATTCTTTTTAACCAAGGCAACAGAGGCACATGTTGTCTCTGCGACTAAAGAAAATCCATTGAACCCAGATGACGACCAACAAGATCCTGTGCCAAACAAATCAATCCACCGGAATGGCGACCTCTCCATAAGATCAACTTCAGTAAGTTCAAATGAGTCAAGATCCTCTAGCGGCATCTTCTCGCCATCTTGCGCTTCATAGCCGCAAATAGGGCATTCTTTTGCAGATAAAGGAATTGAGCTACCACACCCAGCACAATCTTTTTTGGGCTGATCACCGTTTAACTCACCACCATCAAGATTGACTAAATCATCCAAAGATCCATGCGTAAGAACCGATGTGCCAAAGTCCATGACAACACAGTTATCTTTAATGACATCAGGGAACTCTTCCTGATCAATCGTGCGTAAGCCTCGACCGATCATTTGCACCATTGTCGCTTTATACGAACATGGGCGAGTCAGCATGACACACGACACAGGCGGGGCATCAAACCCCTCCGTAAGCACAGCAACATTAACTACAACTTCTATATCTCCATGAGCCAATTCATGTAAAATCTCTTCACGTTCATGGCTTGGAGTGTCCCCAGTTACAGTAGCGGCCTTTACATTGGCATCAAGGAACTCTTCACATAAATCTGTTGCATGTTTGATTGTTGAGCAGAACACAATTGTTTTTCTATCGGGCGCTCTCTCTGCCCACTCCTCTACAACTCTTTTGTTGATAGCGCGGCGATTCATAATCCGCTCAACAGCTTCCATATCAAAGTCGGCAACAGTTTTGCGGACACTCCGCAACTCATCCTGTACACCCACATCAATCACATATGTTTTTGGCGGAACTAAAAACCCTTCATTAATCAGAGTAGAAATTTCAATCTGGTGACTGCAATTATTAAATACGTCCCGCAGACCCTTCTTGTCACCACGGTTAGGGGTAGCGGTAAAGCCAACTACTTGCACCCCCTCATTTGCTTCCTTTGCGGCCTTAATGATACGCTGATATGTATCGGCAATAGTATGATGCGCTTCATCGACAACAATCATGTCAACGTGCGGCATTTGCGCTAGGTTCTTCTCACGAGATAGCGTCTGCACCATTGCAAATACAGCGTTGCCTGACCAATCCTTTTGTGAAGCATTGTAAAAACTGCTAGTGAGATTTAAATTGACCTTGTGAAATTTATTGGAATTTTGTGAAACTAATTCATCACGATGCTGAAGAATTAGAACATTATCGTTTTTCTTATACCGCTTGCCAACAAGCGCAGACAGCATAATAGTCTTGCCAGCGCCAGTAGGAGCCACGACAAGCGTGTTGCCATGTTTGTCTAAAGCGTCAGAGGCGGCATTAATAGCCGCCTCTTGGTATCCGCGCAAAATCACGATGGATTCCGATACTTATACGCAGAGATTTTTTTGTCGTACCTTTTTGTAATCAAAAAACCAGCCTTACGCAATTGACTCATTTCGTGAGCAACAGTGCCTTTAGTTTTGCCTAAACGCTTCTGAAGCTGGCTCAGAGTGTAAGGTCTGCCGCTTTCCATGATAGCGCGTAACGGATCACAGTAACGTGGGTGCTTGCGTTTTTTGTTTAAATATTTTTCATATTCAGCACCGAACAGAGCATTCAAACCCGGCTCCAATTCTTTAGCTAATTGCGCTCTAGTGTAGCCTTTTTGTTTTTTTGGTTCTTGCAAACCAAAGATTGATTTAAAAATTCTTCCTAACATTGTATCCCCCCTATTTAGCCCAAGATGGCGTAACGCCAGCCGTTGCTGTTGTTGGTTGTGGTGCAGCAGAAGGCATGGGCGCATTTGCAGTTGGTGTAGAAACAGGCGCTGAACCAGCAATAAAGCCTTTAGAATCTGCGGTAAGAACATATTTAATTTTGTTCTTATCAGCGTAACCGTTAGTGCCTTTCTCTACACCGATAGCAAAGCAGATGCTTACACCATTAAGATCATTAACACCGTTAAGATTACGAGCGGATTGTGCTTGTGGTGAGTCGTCCTTTGATGACAAATTAAATGCGCTATCAATCATACTTTTTAATGTACGAAGACCGATTTCTTTTGCTACTGGAACACCACGCTCAGAAAGCTTGTCACCATCAACAAAGATATTGTGCCACACTTTACGCTTGTCAAAATCGCCACCAAAGATAGTAACCTCAATAGGCAACCATTTGGCGCTTGTTGACTGTGATGACTTAAAATACTGCCCCGCGCCGAACTCAGGCAACTCCACATCGCCACCAGTAAGTTTGACCATGCCACGAACAATCGTGCCATCAGGCATTAATTCCAGCGGAGCGTTATCGTATTCTGCTGGTGCTACATTATTTAGGTTAAGCATTTGTTTCTTCTCCTTCTGCAATAACCACTTCACTAGGATTTACAAAAGCCATTGGTCTATCGACTTGCGCCTTTCCACCAGACATTTTGTCTAACAGTTTGCCAAGATGCGGTTCTTCAATCATATCTAACCGACCACTACGATCTTTGGCTGGGTAATTCCATTTGTTTAACGTATGACAAACAAAGGCACGAAACTGCTGGCCTTCATCGCTTGTCAGCGTTGTCATGGTAATCACCTCATCTACAATTCCAGGCAGTTCACGACTTGTTTTACTGCCTTCCATTTGTAGCTTGTATTCGGCTCTGCCGTAATCGTCAGTGATCTCATCCAAGATACCAACAAAGATCACATTCTTCTGACGAATGTGTTGCAAATGCGTCAGCCAAGCCATCATCTCACGACCCTGCATACCGTACACAGCGCGAGTATCAAGCTTGCCACTACGCTCAGATCTATTGTCTGGTTGATTCTGACAGTGACTGAAGCACAAGCGTCCAGCAACCGTAATACTGTCAATAAAGATCGTATCGTACTTAGACAGTAACTTTTCTGGATCGCCATAAACCTCACACACATATTGATAGTGTGCCATAGAGTACGGAGCATCATCGTTCAGAGCAGGATTGCCCCCGCCTAAAAAACAGGCGAAGTCACGGCACTCTTGCCATGTTCGCGGACGGATGACATCAACCTTCACGCCTTCGATGGCTGCGTCACCAGCCTCTAAGTCCATGAATAGAGTTGTATCCGTGTTTAAGGTGCGGACAAGACTGGTCTTGCCCACGCCAGACTTACCCGCGACCACAATCTTGTGACCGCGTTTTTCGGCAAGCCTTTCTTCTGCTGTAATAATGTTAAGCATCATCAACCTCAATGTTTACTGATTTGCCTTGCAGATACACAGTGCGGCACTCAGAGAGTTTTGCGCGAATATCTGGTGGGGCTTGCTGGAACTTAGCTTCTGCAACAGACACCTTGACTGTCGCATAATGCTTCGCGTTCTCGTTATCCATATTATCAAGAAGGCTCATAAGCTTTTCCTGATCCCAGTCAACACGCTTGCGCGAGTCAATAGAGATCTTAAAACCTTCAGACTTGATCGTAACCTGACCAAAGTCTTTGCCCTTGCTGGCAAGAACTTGCTCGGCTTGATCCTCAAATTGTTGGATAAGAGAGTTATTGATAACCTTCAGTTCGTTCTGAAGATCAGCAATCTGTTGCATAACGTTCTTGCGCCGATCATAGATTGGCGTCAGATCATTAGACATAAATGTGGTAGGTGCATTAAGCATTGCGCCCTCCTTTTTAGTTGCTTCCACAATTTGTAGATAAGCAATCTCAAAAAGAATGTCAACGCTTTTTCTTAGATAATTTTATCTCAATCCCATGCACTGCCAACATCAATTTCTTTTTCAATTTAAAATCAGCAGTTTCAACGCCTTTAGCATCTTCGACTATTTCTTCTTCAGACCCATCTTCCTCAACTTGAATATATTTGAAATCTGCAATGTACCTACAAATCTTTTGGTCGTTCACAACAATGTCGTACTTAATTTGCCTTTCAAGATTTTTTATTGACTTAGCTTTTTCCATAGCTGTGAGTTGACCCCATCGCTCCGCTTCCCATTTAGAGTCAAATGTGTAACCCATAAATTTAGTCTTCTGAGCGCCATACTTATTATACTTGCGATAACCTTTAAACATGTTAGAATATGCCCATTCTTGTTATTTAGTGGGAGTAAATCAAATGAAAGAATTTAAATCCGTTGCCGTTGATATTAGCACTTACAATAAACTTGTAAAGATCAGCGCAAACGAACACAGAAAAATTGGGCAACAGATCGCCAAACTTGTTGCAGATCATTACAAAGAAAATTACAATGATGATGTGAAAGCAGGAATTGGTTCAGCCGCATGAAATTAGCATTGTCTAAACAAGGCAAAGAAAAGGGCCCTATACAAAAAGCCATTGATGAAGACAAGTGTCCAAAGTGTAAATGCTTTGTTGATTACACAATGGATTCGCCAAAGTGTGAATCATGTGGCTTGGTGATTATGGGCGCTACAAAGTCTCAAGATAGGCTATAGTATCTTTCCATGTGCGCTTAGTCGTATGTTCGTCAAAACGCTTTGGATGTATACGTTTTGACAATTGTCTACAAATTTTGTGTACAGGAAAAAACCAGACATTTTCTGTGTCTAATGCAACACAAGCAATTACATCGCAATCATATGGTGTAAAAGGTTCCTTTTTACCACCTTTTGAAACTATGAATTGGTAGCCGTAATTATTTTTGTTGGTGGCTTTTTCTTTTAATTGACTGGACTTTACTTGCACTCGATATACGTTGCCATCAAATTCAGCGACAATATCCGTTGCGCCCATGTTAACAATTCTACATGATACGCCTAACTTCAACAGACGGAGCGCACATATATGCTCCCCAATAATGCCGTTATCAACAGCCGAGAAGCTGTTTATGATAGCAACTCTCCCTTCAGAAACTTAAATCAAATCGCATCAGCAAGCGCCCTGAAACGCGCTGTAAGCCTTTTGGCTCTGTTGGGTACCTGATCAAACCAGCGGCTGTCCTCGGCTTCTGTAGCCACATCTAGCCACGCTTTAGGATCGTCCATGGCCTTCGCTACATTCGCCCACATACGCTTAAACTTGCTTAGTCTAGGATAGCCTAGGTTAAACGCCATGTTGCACAAGCACAACGCTGCGTCTGGATGCTTTTCGTCTAGCTCATCAAAGTCAACATCAACATTGCTGCACAGGCGACGGCAGTCTTCAATTGTCACTGCTATGTCTAGCTTAAAGCGCTGACGTACACGCTCCTCTGATACAGGTGTGCCTACTGGCTGACC